TGGAGCGTGCCACGGGCGAGCAGGTCGCCTTCGCGGAGAACCCCGCGGCGGTCTACGCCACGGTGCGTAATGCACTGTACGAAGCGGGCAAGAAGATCGAGATTCTGGGTTCCTACGAACCGAAGCTCCAGTATATCAACGAGTGGTGGAAGCAGCTCTACGGCGAGTCGGAGGGCAAGGACGGCAAGGGGCTCTTCCCTGCCAGCGTGACCCTCACGGCCGACCTCCATTCGATGGGGCAGTACATTCAGGAGGGCGAACGGACGATGTTCGAGACGATCGTCTCGGTGACCGCTCCGAAGCACGAGGTGCGGATCGAATCCGACGCCGAGAATCTCGACGGCCTGAACTATCTGGCGGGCAAGCGCCTGTCGGAGGTGAACCGCATGGCCGAGTTGGGTGTGCAGCTGGCGCATGTCGACGGCGGCGTTCCCAACCTCCGCATCGAAATTCCCGAGATTTCGGCGCACGCACTGGGCGCACTGCTCTATTTCTTCGAGAAGGCGTGCGGTATCAGCGGCTACCTGCTGGGGGTGAATCCCTTCAATCAGCCGGGTGTCGAGGCCTATAAGAAGAATATGTTCGCCCTGTTGGAGAAACCCGGCTACGAGGCCGAGACGAAGGCGATCCGGGAGCGGCTGAAATAACGCAACGGTTTGCGCATGAACGATCGGGCGCCTTCCTGCGGGAAAGGCGCCCGATTTTTTGACCGCCGTTTCTCTTTCCCGCACTTTTCGCAAGGCGGCTGCGCTGCGCGCAACGATGATTTTGATTTAGTTTTAGCAGGCTCGCAGCCTGCCCGATCGCCGTGCTTGATCTTTTGATGCTTTTGGATCAAGCCAAAAGCACAAGAAATTCAGTGAGAAGAAAAACTTCCGATCGATTCTTCGGGAAGTATCCCGCACCTTCGATTCGGAGATTTCCAGCGAGGAGCAGGTTTACCACCTTTTTGTTGCATAATACTGTCTACGAGTTTGCAGCGCGGACATATTATCCTCGCCGGATTTCGAAAAGCGGATCGGATATGCCTCTGATCCTACATTATGGGATAGCCTTATCAGTAATTATAACAGATTACATCCCGATGAGCCGTTTACAAAGTGGATATAATTCGCTTCCCAAGATAAATGGGAAGAATAAAATATGAACAGCCTAAAAGGTTGGATAGAAACCTTTTAGACTATTCATATTTCCTATTTTCTTACACTGAAATATTTATGATTATTTTATTTAAAATAAATTTTGTAAATCAATCATCCACCCAAGTGCTGGCAACACCAAGAATATCGAGCATATACTCTCCCGCGCAGCCCTGACGACGGAGATAGGATACGACAACCTGATCCGATAATATATTCTGAGCCAGCTGTTTGGATTGAGGATCCCCATAATAATCCATATAACTCCATTTGTACAGCATGTTATATGGCTCTATCAATGTCGCTTGATACAACATCTTACAACCTAATTGTTCCTTGGGTTCTTTATTCGTTTCTTTTAATCCGAACAACCATTCGGCGACAGGAATTAAAGAACCAACAAAAAATAAATATTCCGCATTATCCATATGGCGCTGCTGCCCATCAAGAAACGTTAGAATCAACAATCGTTGTGCTTCCTGCGCTTCTAATGGTGTTGGGTTTTCTTCCAACAATATGTCGTGGGTTAAATAGATTGTCTGGATATATGAATCTGCAGAATTGTTATCTTTTTGTATCTGTTGCTCGCAGAAAACTATAATATCCATCCAGCGCTCTTGACGCTTCAATTCCAATAAATCATCTTTCCAACTCAAAACGTGAAATTAAATCATTATATTGCTGTATTTGAATGTGTTGTTTTGCTCTGTAAAATCTGTGAGCAACAAACCAGCAACAGAATTGAAAGCCTTGCTATTGAAAGCGGTTGCATCAGGGGATAAAGATAGCAATTTCAAAGTTACTTGTATAACGTTCGTGATTATTTCGCCGATTGTTTCTCTCCAATGTCGGATGCAGACACGAAAAAGGGCGGTCGCCGCCGCCCTTTGAGTTATTCATTTCCTGCCACTTTGTTTCTGTTCATAAAACAGTCCAAAATATACTTGCTATCGGGTGGTAGTGATGATTCAAATTTTGTCCCGACTATATAGGGGCCGAATATAGAAACGGCTATCTTGTTGTCTCCAAAAATTTGGGACACTTTTGAAATTTGCAGATTCTTGTCAAAACCTACATCACCATAAAACGTTATTTCCTTATCATTATCGGTGAAGGTACATTTGAAATATCCGCTATATTCGCTCGAAGTGCCTATATATGATGAGGATTTAATTTTATTGAGGGTTACATTGAGAAACATTATTTGGTGGCCTGCTTCTCGGTATTTTGCGACCAATTCATTGTGTAGAACAATTTGCATATACTCCTTGTCTTTTGAGGATATACCGCACCCACATAATAAGCCTCCCAATAAAACAACGCTTAACAAATAGAATAGTTGCTTCATGGTTACAAGTATTTTTTAGCCGCCTCAATCAGAGCATCGGCGTGGTTATAAATGTCATCTATTGACTTGATTTTTATCATCTGTTCCGCTTTGTTGTCATCAATAACAGCGATTCGTCTCCTCGTAGGCGGGTCAAAGTAAAAGCGGGCGATGGTCTTCCGAACATTATTGTCTACGGAAACCCCGAAATAAGAACGGGTGTCTTTATAGGTTATCCGTTCAGCAGGGAAAACGTTTCTCAAGAGGGATTTCACGATGTAAAACGCTTCCAGTTCTTCCGCTGTGGTTATAACGCCGCTGTCAGGCAGCTCTTCGGCTGTCGGCTGTTGAGCCGCTGCCGGGCTTTGTTCTGCGGGCTGTTCTTCATCCTTTATGGCGGCTTTCAAACGGTCTGATATTATATCACTGACATAGTTTGCGATAGTGTGCCTTACGAGCGTTGAGAACTGTTCAAGCACTTTCGGGGTAAATACTCCATCATACACTTGTTTCCCGAAAAACCGTACAAAATCAGGGGAGGGGTTCGTGAACTCTTTCCCGATAACAGTTCGCAGTTCCCCCATATATTTCAGTTCGCTCGCCGTACTCAATATCGAGCCGACATCGAAATACGACCGGTGGAACTTTTTGAGTTCCTCTACCTGCCCGTCTTTTATGTCGAGCAGATTTACCTCCCAAAATGGCTTCTCGTCCATTTTGTTAGGGGCTTCGAGGTCTGTGTAGAACCTGTATATTATACCGTTTGTTAGAACACCGAATTTGGCTTTGGAGACATTGAAGTAACGGAGCAGTTGGTTATCATGCAAATTGAGGTCTTGTGCCCAATGCTTGCACTCGATAAGGATGACAGGCTCGCCGTCTCGCATGATAGCATAGTCGATTTTCTCTCCCTTTTTAGTCCCTATGTCGCAGCACATTTCCGGCAATACTTCGAGCGGGTTGAATATGTCGTATCCCAGCGCACTGATAAACGGCATGATAAGAGCCGTTTTTGTTGCTTCTTCTGTGAGCAAATTCTCTTTTAGGTTCTCAATGCGTTCCGAAATTTGTTTGATTGAATCTTTGAAATCCATATATCTGTTATTTTTTAGTAGTGTTCACCATTGTAACAGATATACAAACACAAGACGTGGGCATTCCTGTTAAGGTTAGAGGCATCGCCAAACGCCCAAGTCTCAACAAGGAAAATGCCCACGTATATACGCAAGCATCTACCATTGTTTCTGAGACTTTTACGAAATTTTGGCGATTTTCTAACCCTCAAAACAATAGCAAACGCTATATTTCAAATATGTAGTCTCAAAGATAAACAAAGTTTTTATTTGAAAGAAAATTTTATTTCAAAAATGTTTTGCTATTCAATCAGATAAATCGCCTGGCAACAGTAAAAATCTTTTTCCGATACACGACCACAATAATAGCCAGCGCAATCCAAAAACCTTTCATCTTTGTCTGTTGCCACCATGTCAATTTGCGTTCAACCTCGACTATTTCGGTATTCACTCGGTCTCGGTAAACGATGCTATCCCGATATATTACCTCTTTTTCGGTTGGAATAGGTCGTTTTTGGGGCTTATTGGCGAGTGAGTGAGACAATGACCCGTCGGCATTGATTCGGGCATCGGAAACGGCAAAAGAGGTCTCCAGATGGCTCGTCGTGTCTCGCACAGTTTGCCGCTCGCTTTCTACCGGTACTTCCACAAGTACGGTATCGGGGATATACTCGGTTCGCACAATCGTCTCGACCCGCACGCTGTCAGCAGTAGAGGTCGTAAGGTGGCGGCACGGACAACATGCCGTAACCGCCGCCAGAATGAGAATGAGTAGTAGGTTTTTCATCACGCTTCAAATTTGATGTCGTTGATTCTGTTTTTCCATCCTTTGAGGAATCGAGCCTGCGTAGGGTCTCGCCGGACGATGTTTTCGACGAATTTCAGCCGGGCGGCATGAATGTCGGCGAACAATGTCCGCTGGTCGGCCGAGTTGATGGCCGCAAGAGTTTTCGGGCCGACAATACCATCGGCAGCGACTTCGAGAACTCCCTGCACTTGCTTGATAGAGGTTCCCGGCCCGGATGCCCATGCCCAATCGACCACAATGTTTGCGATGGATTGGTTTACTATTTCGTCGGCTTTCCACGGATTCCAATAACCCGATTTGAAGATGTGAAGCCATTGTTCGTCCGTAATGTTCTTCAGTTGCTCCACGGTCGCATCCTTGCCATAGAACTGTCGAAATGTACCGATAGTAATACCTTTGTTGGTTGCGCCACCTCTATCGAGAGGGTCGTTTACGAATCCGCCCTCCCAGCGTAAGATGAAGGGCTGGAGTAGTTTTGCGTTAGCCATAAGTTACTGTTTTTCTTTGTTACTACTTTTTGCAGTTGCGGCGGCCCTCGCTTCGTCGAGGTTCCGCAAAAGATTGAGGATTTCTTTTGGGTCTTGCGTCTTGGCAAGTTCAGCAACTATGTCGGTTACTTTGGCCGCAGACGAATGTGCGGCCCGAAGGTTTTCTCGGACACTCCAACCTTCAATGCCGACAGCTATCACGGCAGATACGGCCGAGGCGTAAGGCATTGACCAAATGCCGAACAATAGCCCCAATACGTCAATGCACATAAAGAGCCCCGTAACCTTCCCGTAGTCCCCGAATTTGGTGAATGTCCGGCGGAGACCGTGGGAATCAATGGGAATATTCAGAACCCTCGCTTTGCGGATTCCTGTCCGCATATCAATCATTACGGCGACAAGCATAACCGCCCAGATAATGATTTCCAGAAGCACGGCTCGACGCAATACCAACGCTTCCACGCCAAGTAATTCGTTAATCATTTGGAACATGGGCTATCAGAGAATATATGCCAGCAGAGCAACAATCCATACAGTTGCCCCTCCAGCAATGGTTACATAAACATTTTTTTTGTCAGCCTCTTCATCATGGATATATTCTTTCCAGACGGCGCAGGCCACTACGGTAAAGATGGAAAGACCGAGGGCGAGCCATAATACCCACGAAGTCGTGATGAGTACGAGAAACGGAGGTGATGCAAAGAAGATAGCCGCTGCGATAGCTGCGCCGAGTGCATAGTGTTGATACTTGCTCTTTTGAATGGCGTTTAACCATGTAAATGCACGTTTTACCGATAATTTAATGCAATTCATAATAATTAAAATTAAATTTTTCATAGAATTAGCTATATTGTTTCAATAAGTATTCGGAGCCCGTGTATACCACCTCGAAGATGTTGTGGTTGTCGTAGGGAATCGAGTAGGTCGTACCCGAAGAGTTGCTTCCGAGCGGGCGGATCGTCGGCCCCAGCGACTGAATCGTGGCGTTGCCGAGGGCATGTTTCCAGATTCGGAACACCTGTCCTTTCTGAGGCGCAGCGGGCAATCTGACCGTAATATCCGCGTCGTTGACGATCGCCTCGTAGTCCGCATCGGTCAGTTCGTAGGCCCAGTAGGCATTCGACAGGATGCGGACGTTGTGGCGCACGCCGTGGATCGCTCCATGCGGAATATCGAGTGCGATATTGTCGACCACGGCCCCCTGCACGTCCAGTTGCAGGCCGTAGGCTTTGTCGTCGAGCGACGCCTCGTTTCGGATAATGCCGGGGATCGGCACGCCGAGCACTGCCGGTGCGACATTGGTGCCGATGCCGGCCCACACCTTCTTGTCGGAGAATTTGACGTACCCCTCGTTGAGCGACAGTCCGGACGATATATCGTCGTCGGGGTTGCCGGCGGAAGCGACGCCGATACGCCCCCCGGCGATCTCGAACCCGCCGATCGATCCAGATTTCGCCGTAATCTTGCCGGTAACATCAGCGTCGGAAGAATACATTTTACCGCCTTGTGTTACACGAAATGGGGCTGTTTTTATTGATACATACTTTGCTCCGGCACAAATAACTACACTCTCGTCGGACGTCCCCTCTCCTGTGATAAAAGCCTTTAAATCATTACCATTACCGACACCGATAGATCCGGAGATAAGGCCATCTATAAAATTAATTTTTCCTGCAATTATTCCTTGCAATAAGTCAAAATATGTTTTGCCGTCAGATGATATGATTTTATTCGTTCTCACCTGCCCGGGCAATACCTCCGTGAACCCGTACAAGGAAACATAGCTGCGCTCCCCGTCATACTCGCTGTTCAGTACGCCCATGAGCAGGTGATAATATCCGGCCACACCCTCCATTGCGATAGCCTGTTCGCTGATGTAATACGTGCCGGTCTTGGCCGTTTTGCTGACTTTTGCGTAGAGGTAGTATTTTTTTGTTCCGTCGGTCAGCGTCGGCGTGGTAAAGGCGGGGAGCGACCAAAACTTATACTCGTCGGCTACATGGCTCGACGATATGGTGTCGATGCCGAGCGTGTAGTGCTGGATGATACCGGCAGGAACAGACAGCACCTTTGTCGCCTGATTGTACGTTACGTTATGGACAACGGGGGACGGGTTCGTCATGCTATTGACGAACTCAAATTGCAGGCTCTTGTCGCCAATAAGCATAGCCATAGTTTGTACGGCTATGGGGTTTATGGAGTTCGAAAAATTATTGAGCAAGGCATCGCCCAACATTTCGATAGTTTCCATTGAATCCCGATACCGGCGTTTGGTGAACTGCAAAGCCTCTTTGTGGAGGGTATCCATAACCACCTCGTTACTTTCGATTTTCCGCAGGTCACTCGATACCGTTCGCCCGATGGTAGAGTTTGACAATTCTATTTCGGGGCTATGGGGATTATTGATGTAATCCTTTATTCCGATAATCCTGACAAGCACTCCCTCCGGCTGGAACCGCTCGTCGGAAAATTGAACGAACCCGCCCAACTTTATCCTACCGCCGATATTGAGCCAATCTTTCTTCGCCCATATCCCGTCCAATTCGCCCGTGAACGTGAATTTCTGTTCTTCGTTATCGTACAGGTATTTAACCCCCTGCCGGAACATATCCCACGATGCTCCGGTTTTTGTGGCGTTGTCGCAGATATACGCTGCGGGCAGCATACAATGAAATACGGCGTATGTATCTCCGACTTGGGGGATATAATTTCCGCCTGGCATCGTTTGCCCGTCTATGTCCTGCGGGACGATTTCAAACCGGCGGGCAGCTTTCCCTTCTTTGGCATTGTGGATATACTTTGCCTCGAATTCCTTCCCGGCCAACATTCCCGTCTGTGGAATAATTGTCAGCGTTTCGCCCTCAATCAGACAGTCCTCGAAATTCAGCGATGCCGGTATGCTGTTATCCACGATGTCGTAAAAATGCTTGCTGGCATCAACCACCGTAACGGCACTTATCGTCCCTACACGGGAGGGGTATATTTCCGAACAATCGAGGCTATCTTCTGCTTGTGAGGATAACGGTTTATCAGCACGGCGTATGGAGAACCCGTCCGCATCCGTTTGATAGGTTCGAGCCTTACTGCTGTCAAATCCCTGCTCGCCCTCGAAGTGTTCACCGTCGAACCGGATTGTTTGGCTTTTGGGCAACAGCAATTCGGAACTCCCGTATTGGCTGGCGTCGATGTTTTGTTCCCCGCCCTGAATATATAGAATTTCGATAGGCGTAGAATCTTCGTAGTTGGAGCGTCCGATGCCGGGCTTAAACCCGTTCCCTTTACCATACGATAACGGCAGCGGGTTGTCCCTGTTGTACTCGACTTTCCACAACGACACCTGCTTACCGACAAATTCGTACTCCGTTTCCCATTCATCAGCCATTTGGGATAGTGCGTCGATGCAATACGCATGATTGTACGATATGGTCTTTTCGGGAGCGTCAATGCACCGTCCGATAGTCCAACCGCTGTCCCGCTGGTTCATATTATCCACGAACATTTGCAGATGTTCGATAGGTTTGGCCGTCAGCGGGAATTTCAGCCGTCTATCTACGGGGTTCCTGAATTTCCACTTGCCTGCCTTTGCCTGCGGTGAATCGAATACGACGGTGTACTCGAAATAGCGGCTGTGCTTCATCGTCAGGCTCTCGGGCTTTTCGAGCGTGTAGGTCTCGTTCTCATAGACACAATACGCCCCGACAGGTATTTCGACGTGTTCCGCCAACGAGAAATAGAGCGTCAGATTATGGTCGCCCTTTATAGCCCGATAGCGGTAGCTGCTGTCATCGACTTGTATGTTGAGTATTTCGATGTTGTTATGGAGAATATTCATTGTTAATAAAATTTCTATTGCTCTTCCTCTTCGCGCTGCGCCACCCGCTCGGCTTCGAGCGCGGCGAGGGTCATCTCGTTGCGGTTGTACTCGTCGTTCGCCTCCTGGTATCGTGCGAAATCGTCGGGGTATGTTTCACGGAACGACGTTCCGTTTTTGAAACATTTTGCAGCCCGCTCGTCCGAGGAGGCCATGATCGCACGCAGCGCCAGCTGCCGCGATTGCAAAGCGTCGATTCTCTTTTGCAGTTCCATAGTTTATAATGATTTTCGTTTTACAAGGCGGAAACGGGCCGCACGTTGCGTGTACTATACTTGTTGCCGTTACCATCTTCGCCCGTAGTGCCGTTGTATATGAAGACACTGGATGAATTACACTCACAAGATGTCCATGGGTAATATCCCGTCCCATAGCAAGTAGCTTTACTGAGGCGCAACAAAGTACGGTTTACAGGGTCTTTTTCTACGTCTGTGGAAACAAGCACGCGATCACGCATGAGCAAGTAGACCTCTTCCGCTGATGGCAACCACCATGCACCCGCTTCGAGCCCTGTCGTCGCACCTTCGACCGCGACGCCGTATTCGAGAGCGGCAGCAGCGGCCGGATAGCAGGGTTTGCTCTGACCGTAAATATCGGTGAAACGCAGGCGGCCGATCTTTGCCGTGTTCGTCCTGCCGTCGCGCAGCATCGCTCCGTAGGCGGACGGATACTCAGCCATGTGTTCGCCGAAGAGATACGACGCATAATCCGCATAGGCAGCCCGCAGCTCGGCGCAGAACTCCGAGGTCTCAAACGATGCCTGATTGACGATCGTCGCCGAACCGAGCGGCACGTTCGAGGTCGGGACTGCGCCGTTGACTGAACGGTATTGCAGGAATTTTGCAAAATTACAGCCCACATTCGTCGCGTTAACGCCGTTCTTACGGCGGATATATTCGGTTTCCCCTTCGATTAGTACACTCGTTATCGTCGTCTGATAATCCACGTTTTCAGGTCTCGTGGTCATTGTTGCACCGCTTATGACGGTAATGGTCACCCACCATGACATATAGCCATTCGCGGTAATAATCATACGACTGCTTGCATCATCTGCAACTGCCGCCCAGCCGCCTCTGTCGACACTGGTAAGAGGAGATCCATATGCCAGGGTCGTTCTGAATGCCGTATTGGTCGCGCTCACGAGGTCGGCGAGCGTTCCTCCGGCGGCATACGTTATCGACACTTCGGTTTCCGAACCAATCCTTAATACGATTGTGCCTCCGGTTGCGAGGTCAAAACCCGACAAGGCTACTTCGTAAGAGGCCGCCCAACGGAGTTCGCTTGCGACATTATCGAGCGAGACGATCAGTACCTTGTCGCCCTGCCGCGCATAGACGACGGCCAGCGGGGTGAGGCTTTCGGGGAGCTGTGCGGCCGAGAGGGTCTCACCCTTGACGAACCGGATCGCACCGGCCGTCTTGTCGTAGACCGCGCAGTCGCCCGCGGCGGCCGCATCCTTGCCCACGACGACGTTCACACCGTCGTAGATGAGTTCGTTGTCGCTCGCGATGAGCGAGACGGCCGAGAGGGTCGACAAACGATTCGTGTCGGAGGCATACGCCGCACGATCCGCATATTTGTTTACTTGTGACATGGTATCGAGGTTTTAGAGGTTTTTCCAATCCGACACGGCCGCGTTGCCCGTGGATTTGTAGACGGCGCCCGAGGCGGTGGCGATGTAGAGCTGACCCGCACGGACGGGTGCTTTCGCCGGAGCGCC